TACGCCTAGCGCGAAGAATAGATTTTAACTGATGTAATTTTCGCGTTTCTGGCGGTTCTTGTTGCATTCTTAGCTGATAAGCATCGCTTAATAAATCGCGTTGTCTTTTGCTACGCTCAGTGCAATAGTATTCAGCCGTTGTTTCTAAATGCACAATTGATTTTATTGTTTCATTGTTTGTCATTTTGTCTGATCCCTTGCTAGTTTGCGTTGTCGGCTATTCGCCGCATAGCACCACGCCTTGACGTGATGCCATGAGGCGGCACGGTTGCCCGTGCCAGCCGTTGTTAAAAATCGTTGTATTGATCACCGGGGATTGGCTCACCATTGCTTATTTGCGCCATTAAGATAAAATCATCATCGCAAGCCATGCCGCCATCGTAGTTGATCCATTCACCGTGCCAGTCAACTGCTACGATATTGTCGCGTGTTTGCCCGGTAAACATGTCAGGTGTGTCAGATTCTATTGCAGGGTTTTGCAAACTAAAACCGCAATCATCACTCACAACCGAATAAAACTCACAATGATCTGCAAGCCTAAAAAGCTTGGCGTCAGTGTAGCCGCCCCGTGCATCACAACCGCCGTGAATCTGCAACAAAACATAATTGCCGCCATCAATGGACATTGCGCCGCCGTTCAATTCTAAATTGGTTCCCTGTAGAATCTGGCTAAATTGATTCTCCCAATTGTATGTGTTCCAGTCTTCACCCTTGGCTTCAAAACCTTTATTTTGCAGCCATTCAAATTGATCCTGACTAACGCCGTAATAGTCGCTTTGCCAGTCATTACAAGGCATGGCGTTGTATTGATGGCATAGGTCATCCAGTTCTAAGACGCCGCTTGTCAGTTTGTGAAATATTGAAACCGATATTTCAGGGCTGGCACTTGTAACCTTGCCGTTGTCATCACGTTCTACACAATAGAATGATAGCGTAGCGGCTGGCTCATTTTTGAAATCATCAATGGTTTTGCCTTGGTTGCGTTCCCAATTTCTGCCATATGCCCCGCCACTGTCTAACATGTGCGAGCCAGTGTTTTCTGTAATCATATCAAATATTGTTTGTTCGATTGTCTTTTTCATTGCTTTGATTCCTTTTGCTAGTTGGTTGTGATTAGTTACGAATAGATGCGGCAATACAAGGCCACCAAAAAAGGACGATGCCACCAACGCCTAACACTAGCGGCACGAATAAGCCGTTAGTGTAATGAAAGCCAGTTACAGCAAGGCCCAGGCTTGCCAGCATCATTGCCACACCTAACACGATTGAAAAAATTGTTGCTTTGTCATCCATTGTTTTGATTCCTTTTGCTAGTTGATATTGAGAGAATAAGGCAAGACTTGCCGCATTGTCAACACCCGCAGTGCATTTTTTTAAAATTATTTTTGCATGGCTGTAGCAGGGATATATATATAGGCAAAGCTTACCGCGTTTACTGTCAACTTATTTCATGCTATTAGTAAAGAGTGTACAGCAAAAGCATTGATAGCTTGGCGTGGCTATCTGTTGTGTGGCTTGAGATTGCTTTGTTGCGGTTCATTTCTGTTAACACACAGCGCAACACTGCATCATGCGCGGCATTGCATAGCGCTAGCGCAACGCTAGGCAGGGCGGGGCATATCTTAAGGCTGGCATGCCCGACACGCGCTGCTGCATTGTATATATGTTAAATGGTACGTTACAACACACAGCCGGAGGTTACATGGCTAGGTTCACGAACTTCAAGAAAGACGGTATTGCTAGGCTGGTAGGCGATGGCTTTAGCTTGGTACAGGCTTGTGAAGAGGTTGGTATTAGCCGTAGTGCTGTATATAAGCATATGCGGCAGGATGCTGAGTATGATGCTGTTATTAGAGAGGCCCAGCGTCAAAGTGCTGAGAAGGCTTTAGAGGAGTTGGATGGGCTGTATGACGATGCGCTTCATAAGCGTAAGGACTATGACCCAAATGTGTTGAGGGATTATGCCAGTCATGTTCGCTGGAAGGTTAGCAAGGTGATACCTGAGCGGTTTGGCGAACAGAAGGCTAGGGCTGGGGTAGAGGTTACTGACGGTGCGGTGAAGATACTGTGGGAAAGTTGATACAACTGTGAAACAGGTACGCATCCCTTACAAGCCTAGAGAGCTACAGGCTGAGATGCATGAGAGTGTTAGGCGTTGGAACGTGCTTGTGATGCACAGACGCTTTGGTAAGACAGTCTGGGCTGTAAATCATTTAATCAAACATTGTCTGACTTGTGAGTTGCCACGGCCTAGAGTTGCTTTCGTGGCTCCCACTTTTACACAGGCCAAGCGTATTGCGTGGGATTATGTGAAATATTATGCGTCTGTCATCCCCGGTGTGAACTTTAATGAAACTGAGTTAAGGGTTGATTTCCCTAATGGCGGTAGACTGATGCTGTTGTCTGCTGAGAACCCTGACAGCTTGCGCGGTATCTATCTTGATCTATGTGTGTTTGATGAGTTTGGGATGCAAAACCCAAGGGTATGGGGGGAGGTGGTGAGGCCAGCCCTATCCGACAGAGAGGGTGCGGCTGTATTTTTAGGCACCCCGGCAGGACATAATCATTTTTATGATTTGCTGGAAACTGCCAAGTCAGAAACAGAGAATGGATCTGACCAATGGTACTGGAAGATAGTCAAAGCATCTGAGAGTGGTCTAGTCAAGGATGAAGAACTAGAAGCCGCTAGTAGCCAGATGACACTAGAGCAATACGAGCAAGAGTATGAGTGTTCGTTTACAGCGGCTATCATTGGTGCTTATTATGGCAAACTAATATCAGATGCAGAAGATAACGGCAGGATCACCAGAGTGCCGTATGACCCGGCCTACCCTGTGCATACTGCGTGGGATCTGGGGATAAACGATTCAACAGCTATCTGGTTTGCCCAGATATTTAGGAGTGGAGCAGTAAATGTTATTGACTACTATGAAAGCAGCGGTGTTGGCCTGGATCACTACGCTGAGATCCTACGTCAAAAAGATTACCACTGGGGAGACCACCTCGCCCCGCACGACATTGAAGTCAGGGAAATCGGTTCGGGGAAAAGCCGCCTTGAAACGGCGTTCAGCCTCGGCATCAGGTTCAAAGTCATCCCGAAAATGAAAGTTGCTGACGGTATCAACGCTGCTAGAGTATTGATACCTAAATGCCACTTTGATCGTGATAAATGCGCTGAAGGCGTAGAAATGCTGAAACAATACAGGCAGGAGTGGGATGAACGTAGAAAAATGTTTAGGGATCATCCAAGGCATGACTTCACGTCTCATGCTGCGGATGCGTTTAGGTATCTGGCTGTGGGGCTGGAGAATAGACAAGCTGCTGTTCGTCCACCGCAGAAAGTGGCAGTCAATGAATATAATCCCTTCACGATATGACAAAAGAAGACATCGAGGACATAGTTTATCTAATAAGATCAAGTGATTACCATAACTGGTATAGCAAAGAAGATTTTATGGACATGATAAAAACGCCGTACAGTTTGCAGCAGTATCTAATTGTGAGGGATGGGGCTAGACCAATTTGCTTTGCGACATGGGCGTTTCCAAGCACAGATAACATAAAAGACTATTTGTTGAATCTAAAATTCCCGAAGGATGGATTCTATGATAAGGGCAAAGATCCTTGGATAATTGATTTTATATCTCTTGGCGGTAGGCGTAATACGACAATAGGTTTCAGAACTGTCAAAAGTATGTTACTAGAAAAAGGCTATAATAGTTTTTTTTGGTTTAGACCACAAACATCTAAGCTTGGATTTCATAGGTGGAGTTGATTATGGGTAGTATCATAAGGCCAATTAAGAAAGCAGCAAAACAACTTACCAAGGGCGTTGGCACGGTGGTTGAAAAAGCTATTGAAGATCCTGTCAAAAAGATTGGCAAGGAGAGCTTTGATATTATCGCTGGAACTACAGACGAAGAACGTAGATTGATGCTTGGTGAGATGCCAGACATGACACCAGAGATTACGCCAGAGGTAACGCCAGAGGTTGTGCCTGACGATGACACGCTTATGGGCAGAGGCACACGGCGCACACGGGCTGCAAAGCGTTCTGGTGGGGCTGGAACCCTTATGGAAGGCTACGGCGTTGCTTTTGCCAAGCCTAGCCCGAAAGCGCCGACAGGGAGTGGGTAATGGGATTTCTTAAGCCTAAAATTTATATACCACCAGCACCACCACCGCCACCACCCCCATCACAAGCGGGTGATGAGGATACAGAACGCGCAGCAGCGTTGGCTGATGAGGCAATGAAAAAGCAAAGAAAGAAAAAAGGCGCTGGTTCTACAATAGTTGCTGGCGCACTTAGTGAAGATCAACAGCAGACATCATCAGGCGGCACACCAACTTTACTGGGGTAAATCATGCAAATGAACAGCATCAAAGAACTGATCTCACGCTACGATCACCTCAAGACCCAGCGTGACAACTGGAACAGTCACTATCAAGAGTTGGCTGATTACATGCTTCCTAGAAAAGCAGATGTTGTTAAAAGTCGCTCTAAGGGCGATAAGCGCATGGAACTTATCTTTGATGGCACAGCCTTGCAAGCTGTAGATCTTTTGTCATCCAGTCTTCATGGTCTTCTTACAAGCGGCGCTGCTCCGTGGTTTCATCTTGACATGAAAGAAGAAGATCTGGGGAGAGAAGATGATGTGCGTGAGTGGCTACAAGATACAAGTCAGAGGATGCTTAGAGCGTTTGACCAATCAAACTTTGGCACTGAAGTGCATGAGATGTATGTTGACCTTGTTGTGTTTGGCACGGGATGCATGTTTGTTGAGATGGAAGAGGACGCGCTTAGATTCAGCACCCGGCACATATCAGAATTTTACATACAAGAAAATCAGTTTGGTATGGTTGATACAGTGTTTCGATCATACAAATCTCCTGTGCGTCAGGTGGTGCAAAGGTTTGGCATAGAGAACGTAACCGACTACATACTTAAAAAACACCAAGATAAACCTGATGAAGAAATAGAAATTTTGCACGTTGTGATCCCTAGAGAGGACAGGGATAAAACAAAAGTCGATAACAAAAACATGCCGTTTGCATCAATCTACATTGATATGCAATCGTCAGCCATGCTTTCTGAAAGTGGTTTCCAAGAGTTCCCGTACATTGTTCCACGATATTTGAAGGCAACTGGTGAAACAATGGGGCGTTCCCCCGCGATGGTTGCGTTGCCTGATGTCAAGATGTTGAACTTGATGTCTAAGACAATCATTCAAGCTGCTCAGAAGCAAATAGATCCTCCTTTGCTTGTTCCTGATGACGGATTTCTTCTCCCAATCCGTACCCAGCCGGGGGGACTGAACTTCTTTAGAAGTGGCAGCAGAGACACGATTACACCGCTGAATACAGGCGCAAACATACCAATCGGTATAAATATGGAAGAACAGCGCAGAGGGGCTATTAGATCCGCGTTCTTTGTTGACCAGCTTCTTACAGGTGGTGGGCCTAACATGACCGCTACAGAGATCCTGCAAAGGCGAGAAGAGCAACTTAGGGTGATTGGACCAGCCCTAGACAGGCTCAAGAATGAAATGTTGCGTCCATTGATTGACCGCGTGTTTGCTTTGATGTTACGCGCTGATATGTTGCAAGAAGCGCCAGAGATACTGCAAGGGCGTGATGTGGACATTGAATACATCTCACCGCTTGCTCGCGCACAAAAGTCAAGCAGTCTGAACAGCACAATGAAGGCATTGGAAATACTGATGCCACTTGCCCAGATGCTTCCTGTTGGAGATCACATAGACCCAGATGGATTGGTCAGGCACGTTACCGAATCTCTTGGCGTTCCTAAGACAACTCTAAAATCTGAGGACGAGGTGCAACAGGCAAGACAAGCGAGGGCTGAAGCAGAGCAACAACAGGCAGAGGCTGTTCAAGAGTCACAGGATGTGCAAGATGTAGCGCAGTTGGCTCAAGCTAGTAGAATGATAAGCAAGTGAACAAAGAAATAGAAAAGACAAAAGATCTTTACAGACAGACCTTTAACACAGACAGTGGAGCCAAAGTCTTAACTGATCTGGAAGCTAGGTGTAATTATAAGACACTTAGCTATGTTGCTGGCGATGCCAATGCAACAGCATTTGAAGAGGGCAAGAGAGCCGTAATTCTTCATATCTACAACATGATGAGAGAGGAGTCATAATGTCATTAGAAAACGCCGAACAGGTAGCCCAGCCAGAGGCAACCCCTGCGCCAGCGATTGAAACGCCAGCAGAGGTAGCATCAGGGGGGTCTGGTAACGAGTTTTTGAACATGATACCAGAAGATTTGCGAGAGCATCCAAGTCTTACACCTATAAAAGATGTACCAAATTTAGTACGATCATATGTTAACAGTCAAAAGCTGATTGGCGCTGACAAACTGCCGCTACCAGCAAATCCAACAGATGAGGATCTCGACAGGATTGCTGAAAGATTGGGAAGGCCCGAGACTGCATCAGGATATGAAATAGCTGTAGATGGCAACATCATCACAGAAGATGTCGCACAAGATTTTGCAGAGATGGCACATAAGACAAGGCTCACACCAAAGCAAGTTGTTGATGTTTTGGATTATTACAAGGATCGCGTACAAGGAACTGTGCAAGCAGATGCAGACAAAAGACACCAATCACAGATAGATGCCAGCAACCAACTCAAAGCAGAGTGGGGGTCTAATTATGACAAACATTTTGAATCAGCTATGAGCCTTGCTGATGAGTTGTCAGACAAACAAGCCATCACAAGGATTGTTCTTCAAGACGGAACAAACTTAGGCGATCACCCTGAGTTTATTAAAGCATTTGCAAAATTTGCTGAGTTCAAGCAATCTGTAACAAGTGAAGACACTGTTGCAGAAAAGTCACAGGTCAATCATATGACAAAGCAAACTGCACAAGCTGAAATAGATTCTATCATGCGTGGGCCTGATTACACCAACCGCAAAGACCCCGTGGCGCGTGATCGTGCTGTTCAAAGGGTTCAAGAGTTAATGGAAGTCGTGCATGGTTGACGGTTTGACAACAAAAGAGATTAGGCTGGAATGTTTGCGACTAGCTGTTGAAAATGGTACAAGTCGTGATATGATACAGCCTCATCTACTCGCAGATGTTTACTACGAGTGGGTGATGCAGGGTAGCGATGGTCATCGTCCTGCTGACAATCGGAAAGACGAAGGCCACAAGAAGGCCAAAAATTCTAGGAGTGTCCGCGCTGTCGGGTAGCAGTCTGCAATCAAATGTCATTAGGTAAAAGGAGACAGAGATGTCTATTGAAGTAACCACGGCATTTGTCCAGCAATATTCTGCAAACGTGCAGATGTTATCACAGCAAAAAGGTTCCCTTTTGCGTGATGCTGTGCGTGTAGAAAGCATGACTGGCAAAAATGCCTTCTTTGACCAAGTGGGTAAAGCGACAGCACAAAAGCGTACAACGCGCCATGCTGACACTCCCCAGATTGATACACCCCACGCAAGACGTAGGGTGACACTTGTGGACTATGAATATGCTGATCTTATTGATGAGCAAGATAAAGTCCGTATGCTTATTGATCCAACCTCTGCCTATGCTCAAGCAGCCGCTTTTGCTTTAGGCCGTGCGATGGACGATGAGATCATCTCAGCAGCACTGGGTACAGCATTTACTGGTGAGACAGGCAGCACATCTACTGCGCTTCCTGCTGGTCAGCAAATTGCTGACGGTAGTGCAGATCTGACTGTTGCTAAACTAAGGACTGCTAAAAAGACCTTAGACCTTGCGTCAGTTGATCCGTCAATCCCACGCTACATAGCTGTAGGCCCAGATCAGATTGAAGCATTGTTAGGTGATACAAACGTCACCAGCAGCGACTTCAACACGGTCAAAGCTTTAGTACAAGGTGAGGTAAACCAGTTCATGGGCTTCACCTTTATCGTGTCAAATCGTTTGTCAAAAACTGGCAACATCCGTTCATGTTTCGCATGGGCAGAGGATGGTCTTGCTCTGGCGATTGGTAAAGATGTGATGGCAAGAATAGATGAGCGTTCCGACAAAGGTTACGCAACGCAAGTCTACTATTGCATGAGCATTGGTTCCACTCGCATGGAAGAAGAAAAAGTTGTCCAGATTGACTGTGACGAATCAGCGTAAGGAGTGGTAAATTATGACTACGAAAAATTCAGATCTTGTAGCTAATTTTGAAGCCTCTCCACAGATTGCCAACGACAGCCAAGAGTTACACGGTGTTCT